ACAATGCCGGTCGATCCATTGGCAATGGATTGCCCCGTAATGCCGACCATGTTTGCGGTTGACTGTGATGTAGCGATAGCAGGGGTGATGTAAGGATAATTACCGCTGCTTCCACCGCTCAAGTAGACAGCCGTTCCTGCTGGAATAGTTGAGCCTGTGTTGTTGTAGCAAACTTGATCGACTTGCTGCCCTATATTGATCTCATAGCCGGTAGCATTGTAATAAGACAAGCTGTCTTTGTTTTGGTCATACCAGATCAATCCGGTTGCAGCGGTTGGATTCGATGATTGAGGGCTAAATGTTAAATAAGGGTTTCCACCGGCATCAACATATCCAGATGCATCCAAATTGACAGATTTCCCTGCAGGATAGTCCACCCACGCGTTCTGAATACCGCTTGCAAAGTTGACTAATGAGCCAGCATTAGAAGAGGCCAAAACTGTTGTACGGGCCAATGTATTGCCCGTGGATGAATACGTCCCAAGACCTACTTCCCAGTTGGCCCCAACTTGATCGGCTATTGCGTAAAAAGTGGTATTTCCATTTCCTACGCCAGCCGAAAAACTTTGATAACCAGTCTGGGCTCCGAGGAGGGTTATCGTACCAGTCCCCGGAGAACTGCAGGTTTCTTGGACTCTATCTGCAAGGATTAGAGTCATAAAGTTTTACTCTGTTGGAGCTGAAAGATCAGGAGCAGGAGGTTCGACAGCAACCACCGGGGTTGCCTCTAACTCGCTCTGCTCAAAATAACGCTGCTGTTGAGTTCCGTCTGCAGCAACATAGCCGACCAAAACCGTAACGTTGCCCGTATTTGGATCAAATCCAAATCCAAGAACCGTTCCCTGAATTGGAGGAGGAAGAATTTGAGTTACGGCTTCGCCTTGAACAAAATTAACCATGATCGACCCCTTACATTGAGAGAGTATAAGAAACCTGAACAATGTTCCCACTGTTTACAGGCTGAGCGCCACCGGTGAAGAAACCAGCAGAGAGTAGCGTTCCAGCCGTACTCATCAACGTGGCAACTGCACCCGTACCGAATACCAAGAATGCACCCTCAAGCGTTCCGGCGCTGGTCATCGTATAGCTTACTGCAGCGGACGTTGAGATAGACCCAGAAGCAGCAGTTCCGAAGCTTGGAGCAATACGAGCTGCAAAGGTTGGCGCGTTTGTTGAACCTGCTTCAGTCCAGAGGCTGTGAGAAGCCATCGTGTCATTGATGCGGGTAGCTGAGGAGGTTGTAACGTTACCGCCCGTGATGGTCATTGTTAGGCCAGAAACGATTGTAAAGTTAAGCGTGGTTCCGGTCGTTCCGGTCGTTGCCAAAAACGTACCATTTAGAGCAGCGAATGAGCCCGTACCTGCAGCGGAGGCAATCGTAAACGTATCACCGGGGAGCAAGCCGTGAGCTGCTGCCGTGGTCAGAGATACCGCGCCCGTTCCAGTCGTGTAAGTACCGCTAGAAATGGTCGTTGACAATGGAGACCAGCCAACGGATGAAATCAGGCCCATATAAGGACCGACAACCGTATAGCCGGAACCAGTGAGGCCCGTCTGAAGCAGCAAGTTCTTGCCGACATAAGTGACAACGTTCTCAACGTCATCTTCCCAAAGCAGCGGACCGCCTTCAAATTCAAAGCACTTAAAGTGGTAAGTGCCATGTATACCAATAGATTCCCCAAGGGAAGCATTGGCGCAAATCGAAGCAATAGATGCTTCTAGTGCGTTTGTTTTTTCGCTAGATTTCATGTTAATCCTCTAAATCAAAGTTGATGACAGGTTTACAAATGCAACGGCAGTAGGGCAAATCTCCCGGCAACCCTCGAACTTCCTCACCGTACATTACACCAATAACAGGAGGATCGTCGAAGGAATACTCATTCCCCGACATTCTAATATGGTTAAGCCTTGGTTCTTTGCTCCCGCCAGTATGCACCCAAATAAACTTCTTTACTCCCAATGACTTGAGGCGAGAAGTATTTATCGACTGATACGATTTGCGCGTCTGATCTAAAGCGACATTCCGCGCATGACGAATATTGCCATTGTATTTCTTTGTAAGGAATGGTACTAGGTCTTCCATCCCCTTTCCTGTCGTAATGCTCCGCATAACCTGTCCCTGAACTTCAGCAAGGTATTTTTGCGGTATCAGTTTGATTAGATTTGCAGCTTCTTGGGTACTGGCTTTGATGACATCGTTAATTTGTTCGTTCCTAAAAGACGTGTCAATCCTAAAGTCTTCACTGGCGTCTTTTAATGATAAACCCAGAGTTACCGCTGAATTTCGGATTGTTCGCTCTATCATGCGGTCTGTAGAGCTCTTGGCTATCTTATTGAAGCGCTTTCCCCACTTAGCTATAAGATAGTTAATCAGAATTCTGGCTTGGCTTGAAATAGAAGCATCCATTCCATAGCCAAAGTGATTTTCCTTAAAAAGCTTTTTTAGCTCTCGTTCGACATCGCGAGACATCAATTCAATTAGATTGATGGTCGGTTTTGAATAGTCGGCAGCAATACTGGCATTGGGACGCAATGCACCACCAACTAATCCGTTAGTTTTATTTTTTGACTTTGCCATATTTATGCGACAAAGGTTTATTCAATCGAATGTTTGCCGACTTTATTTCTGATTCTAGTTTTTTAAACCAAAGAGTGTCGCCATAATTTGACAATGCCGAATTATAAGGTTTTATGTATGGTTTTTCTTCATTTTCAAGTTTTATTATGTTGTTTTTTTTCTCATCTGTAAGATCTGAAAAAAACTTACCTTGCGATTCTTTGGAAATTGCAGATGCAATTTCATGTTTTGCTGCATAGTATTTTAATAAATCTTCTTTGACGTGGCTTGCATTTACCCCATCAATCCCAGCTTTTTCTGCATTTTCATTTTTTAAAAAATCCCACAAAGAAAATGATTTTTCCAATTCATTCTTTAATAAAGAATATTTTTCCCCAATTTCCTTGTGAACTGAATGCTCTTTGTCATCGTTTAAATTGGTTTCTGTTTCTTTTTTTGCTGGCTTCTCTTCCGATTTAGAAGATGCTTCACCACCGCCAGAGCCAAACTGGCCGTTCTTTGCTCTTGAATGTTTTCCTTCTTCCCATTTGGCAGCGTCCATAGCGTCTTTAACGCTGTTAAAATCTTCATCCGCTAATTCTTCGCCTTCTATTTCTTCAGGCTCATTTTCTAGGATTCCAATCTCGTTGTATCCACTTTCTTTGTCAGTAGCCAATCGTTGCCTTTCGTCTTCGCTGCTAATGGCCCCAGACTGGATAAGCACTTGGCCAGCCTGAGCCTTCATCATATTGGTCCGAGCCAGTTCTTCAGCCGTTGGGGTATCCAATGGCAACCAGTTAACGGCCAGCTCATAGTCAAGCCTCTTCTTGAGCTGGGGCTCAACGAATGACTTAACCACAAGCCGATGATGCCGTTGCAGCAGGGGAGTGAGATCATTTTCTTGGATTGATTCAAGCAGCTCATGATAACTGGCTTCTTCATATTCGCCCGTAGCATTAAAGCCTTTAGGGGAGGTTCCAAGAAGCTTGGTAGCGGGTACGCCAGCGATTGCAGCAACTAGTTGATACTGAGTCATGATAAGAGCGTCAAAGTCAGCAAGGCTCGTGTCGAACTGCTGGAATTCGTCTGCTTCCTTATCACCAAGCTTGATGCCGTAGTTGTCGCGATACGCTGCCCATTGCTGGAGTCGGTTAATCGCTGCTGTAGTGTCTGACATAACGGCTTCCATATCGGTCAACCAGACAGTTGTGCGCTTCGACATAGCCAATTGAGGAGCTTCATTCGAAGTTCTCTCTGCAGCGTATACACGCTCCATGATCTGCTGAGTTAAAGGTACACCGCCATAAATGTACATTGGCTTTAGTACGTCTACGGGCTCAGCATGACGGAAAATAATTAAATGACTTCTATGGATCTTCTTCCCGTTTATGATCCAGTAGGTTGGCTCGTAGAAGTGGAGCGTGTCAGGCTGACTTGAAGCAGCATTATCAAGCCAAGGAGCGGTCCAATAGGGGTCAACCTGAACAATGCCCTTGTAGCTGTTTGGCGTAACACCGTCGATATTGAATGGTTTCTCATAGTATTGCGGATCAGTCGATTGGACCTTGAACATCGCAATTCGAATACCGAAGATGCGACCCTTGCGGATGAACTCCCGCATTTTGAATTTGACATTAAACGCTCGGTCGTAAGCTTTGAGGATTTTGTAAGCATCGGGGTCCAGCTCGTCTCCATTATCCGTTGCTATGTTGTAGCCTTTACGAATGGCATCATCTCCGGGCATTGCGCAAGCTTTATTGACCAACCAGTTTTGAGCCAAGATTCCGCAAAGTTGGGCCCCAATGAACCCTTGGGTTGCATACCATCCAACAACGGCCTCGGATACGGTATTGATTCCACCGTTGGGATAGTACATTTTGAAAGCAGCAACTCCATTGCTGGAGTCATCCATTGCAAACTCGCCATGAAGGGCTGGCTGCTCTTTCTGAAGGGAAACTATTCTATCGTTTAAGGCAAACTTTGCTGCGTCTGGGTCTAAAGCGTCAAAGGTATGTGTGCTAAAAAGGCTATTCTTAACCTTTTGCGTTTGTGGCTCTTCGGGAGCCTTGGCTTTCTTTTTGAAACAGTTGAACATAAAACCCCTATCCAAAGAAACTCTTACGAGCAACCATTATTTCAGAAAACGCTCTTGACAGGGAGTCGATTTGGTCATCATGAGCTCCATTAGGGAACACTCGCATTTCATTGATGAGGGCTTGATTCCAATCTCCTCGAAGCATAAGCACGTTGCCAACGTTCACCTGAGCTGCAAAAGGTTCTGCGCGCGTTATTTTGTCTCCCGTCTCAGGCGAACTTTTTACATTGTATCCCGATAATGCACGAGTAAGGTATAAGACTTGGGTTTTGCCAGCTTGTCCGGGGTCTTGGGGAATGCTTATTCGAATACCTCGCCCATCCTGTGAGGCAATATTGATCATTGCAGCGTCCCGCTGGTCAGGGCCTACACGCATTCTGGCCATATCCGCGATAATGTACCGCCCATCTTCGAGCCTTCCGAGTTTGCCTCCTGCCGTATAGTCACCTTCCGGTGAGCTGGCTAAATCCCATCCTCTACACCATTTGATGTTTCCAGCGGGTATTGCATCAACTACTTTAATTTGGTCAGGCTTAAATAGATCACCCTCAAGCGGAGCGGGACGTTGCTGGAAGAGTGCAGCCCAAGTCCTTGGGTTTTGCTCGAACTGATCCCAGTGTTTACGGTCGAACCATTCTGGCCAGAGATATACGCCAATTTCACGTCCAAGCGGGTCATTCTCCTGTTCGCATTTAGCTGCAAGACAAATAACTTCCCAATAGTTGCCATCTTTGCAAAGAATCTTTCCACTTTCACCGTTCCAGTTTTCTGGAAGGATTCGTCCCGATAAATCGTCTTCGTGCCATCGTGTTTGAATTATGCAAATCCATCCACCCGGAATGAGTCGCGTCTTTAGATCATCCTCATACGCTGCAAAAGTTCTATCTCTAATAATTGGTGAGTTTGCTTGATCGCGCCCTTTTATGGGGTCATCAATGATGATTCCGTTAGCTCTATTACCAGTAACGCCTCCAAGGATTCCACGAGCCATGTATTCAGAACCGTTAGTTAAAGTGAACTCCTGAGCTGCTGAAGATTCAGCGGTCAGAACTGCATTCCATATCCCCCTATAGCGTGGCTGCTTGATGATAGAGCGAGTGCGTCTACCTAATTTACGGGCTAGGTCGTCTCCATAACTAGCAAGAATGATTTTGCTACCGGGAATAGCCCCTAAATAGTCAGATGGAAACACCACTGACGCATAAGTTGACTTCGCACTACCGGGAGGCATGAAGATCATCATTCTTCCATGCTTGGTTCTTGAGACTTGATGAAGTTTGGAAAGAAGAAGACGATGATGCAAAGCCATCGTAGTTTCGACTGGATAGAAAAATTCGGTATCAGGATCTTCCGATCCGGGTCTACCCGGAACATCAATGGCATTGGCATAGTGCAGGATGTCCTCTCTTGCCATCCTACGGATTAAAACTTCCCTAGCTGCGTCCGATTGCGATTTCGAGTAGCTCATCATCGGTCATCTCTCTAAGCTGGGATGCACCAATTTGGTTATTGACCTGTACGGCAACGTCTGGAGACTTTCCATAAATGTTCTCTTTTCCTTTTCCAATGACATTTTGGGCAATTTCTAACTCCTTCATATCCATGATTGGAGTCTCTTGAACCTTCTTTACTGCCCTTTGTGCAATCAACAAACTGGCCTTCCGAAAGAAGTGCAAATCTTTTGTGCGCTCATCAACTAGAGTCTGATGAACCTCAAGCTCTGTTGAATTTAGTGTTGATTTTTGCTCCGAAATCTCAGCAAGCTGTTGTTTCACATGGATAGTTTTTTCAACAAGGGGTTGAATTTTACCTTTTATCCATCCCTCTGTCTTTGCCTTTTTACTAATAGAACTTCTGTCTTTAATAGCAACTTCCTCCCTTTCAGTAATCTCTGAAAGAGATAGACCACTTTCATAGAATGCTTTAACAACATTCCAGTCGTATCTTGTGTATGCCATGTCATTTATGGGTTTGATTTTTCTTGTTCAATGCTTTTGAATTCGAACGTTGCAGTCAATCGAGCATCGGATGTTGATCCAGCCAATATTCCTGTTTTTGCCGTATCTTTCAAACGACCCGGTTTTCTTACCATTGCCCATGCTTTGTCATGTTGTAATCCATGAACAAATGCAGGTGAACTTGTAACCAATGACACTCTAAATCCTTGTTTTTTGTATTTTTTGGCTATCTCATTCAAAAATTGTTTGCCGAGTCCAATACCTTGATAATCAGGTTTGATTACTATTCGATGAATACGCTTCATGTTTTTGACGTGAGGATGCGGAAAATGCAAAACTGAACACCACGCCACAGGTCGATCATTGATTTCGCAAATGTATTTGTGCGCTGCCATATTGTGATCGTGGCTCAAATAATGAAACTCCATGAATTGCTTCCATTCACGTTGCTCAGCTTTTCTGATGTTGCAGACAATTTCAGGACGCCGAAGATCCCTCCAGACAAATTCTGCTTTGTCGCAGTTGTAAACCCAATCAGGTTCCAACCATTTTTCAATGTCATAATGACAAGAAACAGCGATGAATTGTTTGTCTTGTTTCCTGATGAATTTTTGGATTGCTGACGATCCTACGCAAGCCACTTGGCGATCCACAACAGAAGTAAACTCATCATAAATGCAGGGTTTTTCGCTTGTTAGGATCAATTTGGCGAGTTCTGCTCGCATCTTTTGACCGTTTGATAAGACTTGAAATGGTTTTAGCCAATCAGGAGGCGAAGCGAACCCGACTTTGCACAGCGTTTCCGTAATGTCTTTAGCTGAATGATCGCCAAAATCATCAATAATGGATTGCCCCGTCCATTCATAGCCTTCAAAAAAAAGGAAATCTTTAAACAGGCGTCGAGCAATTGTTGTTTTACCGCTTCCTGATGCTCCGACAATTAGACCTACATTCCATTTCTTGTCTTCAATCGGAATTTTAACGTCGAATTCTTTTCTGACTACATCGGCATCAAAATCGAACGCTGATTTGACTTTGTTTGCTTTGAATGAATTTGATGTGGGACTTTCAATTACAAACTTTGAACTCGGCATTTATATCCCTCGATGTCCAAACGATTAAAAATTTTTTCTTGTTCTTCTTCGTCTTTGCATTCAACAATTACGTTAAAAACTTCAGAATACAATTCTTCTTTTAATTCTTTTTCTTCTTCTTGAATTTCATCAAATAAATTAGCTAATTCAATTAAATCAAAGCCTATGATTTCCAAATTAAAATCATAATTGGCAAGTTCTTTAAGTTCAATTTTTAAAAGCGATTCATCCCATCCAGCATTCATGGCCAATTTGTTGTCAGCTAAAACAAGTGCCCGTTTTTGAGCTTCAGTTAGATGAGCAAGCTGGATGCTCGGGATTTCTTGTATTCCAAGTTTACGCGCAGCCATAACGCGCCCGTGGCCCGCTATAAGACCATTTTCCCCATCAACCAAGACAGGATTGGTCCAACCAAATTCTTGAATGCTGGCAGCGATTTGCGCGATTTGCTCGTCAGAATGAGTTCGTGAATTTCGAGCATAAGGGATAAGGCTTTCTAAGGGCCTATATTCGATGGTAATCATAAGTTTTCCTTTTTTATCCTTTTGTTTAATCCCCGAAGGGTCTGGTTACGGTTCCAGCGCCAGAGAAAGGAAAAAACTGGCCGATTCCGGTCAGCATATCCAATCCATTCAAGTCAGGCAATCTTTACTACTCCACGCTCAAACAGTAGTCCAATTGTCCTCCTGTGAGCTAGCTCCCAAATGTTGAGCTTTTCCTGTCTGTTTAATTTTGCTCCTTGGTCAACTTCTGAATGGCAACGGTAGCAGAGGGCAGCTATACGAAAATCGTGAGCTTTGATCCCTTTACCCTTGCCATCAATGATTTGATTGCTATGTGCAGCCACAATCGTTCCATCTTCAGCTCCGCATATTTGACAGGGGAAATCTCGGACAGATTCGAGAAGTTTCTTGCTACGGTAGTTCATCGTGCCTCATTTGTGCCTTGATGATGGCCATACGATAAAGCAAAGCCTCAATGTATCCACAAGCGTCCATCAGCTCTTCCTGAAGATGAACCAGCCATTGCTCTTCCGTCAGGTCGTCGCGTTCTAGCGTTACCCCGTACTTTTTGAGCCCGTGTTGAGCCCGTTTCTGAATCTTCTTGCAAACTTTATCTTCAATAATGCTCATGTTTCCACTTCCTGATCTATGGCCCAAGCCTGTATGTATTCAATCAACTCAATCATTTCGTTCTTTGTAAGCTCGGATGTTCTTCGAAATACAATGTCTACTCCATGTCCATCAATAGCAGGGAGTATTTCCAGCGGTTCACCACGAGCACGAAGCCATGCAGCGGTAAGTAAGCGCTTCCATACTTCAACATCGCGCCGTTTACCAGCCCACTCAAGATACCTTGCAATGTCGCTCAATAGAGCGTGAAGCTTGGCATTCTGTGCCAACGTTCGCTTGATTGGCTTAACTTCGACTGCATAGCCGTCTGGGGCCTCCTCAACCGCTTTTTTGGCATTAGCCCTTGCTTCATCATGGGCCAGAACAAAATAACGTCTCATCGCCAATCCCCCGATTTACCACGATTTCCTTTTTTCCATTGATCTACAAAATCCTCTTCAGTAAGTTTTTTCATCCATGCAGCTTTTGGCCCGTTGATATAACAGCGATATTTCTCAAGCCCCCACTCAGCGCGATACTTTAAGAGTTGCCTAATTAAACAACGATATTTATGCTGTTCTTGATCCATCTTTCGGCTTTCTCTTTTCAACTATCTTCAAAAGGCAGAGCTGGTCATTTGCATGAATTTGGTCTATCGAGTCATATTGAAAAGCCCATTTCCCGTTGTATATCCCAAACATGATTTCACGCGCTCTAGTCCAGCTATAAGCGGTTATTGAGACGTAACCGGGGCCACCTTGACTGGCCGATAATGTGAAGAAGTGTTCGCTCATTTTTTCACCACTCTACAGTCCAGACAGCGCCAGCCCTTTACAGCCGGGGCTTTGTCTTTTGGTTTGTATTCCCTGCAGCTTTCACAAAAGCGTTTCCCTTTGATTGAAACCAGTCTTCCTGCAGCATCCAAAAAAGATCCATTGGCCCTAGTTTTTTGGCTTACAGTAGTCATAGTCATGCCCCGGTTGAACCGAAACCGCCTATTCCTCGGTCGGTATCAGAAAGCATTGTCGTTTCAAAAAATTCAACTTTAGGGATAGGCACGATCATTCCCTGA